ATAGGGCACAGTGAAGCTAGGAACAAGAGCGGAAGCGTTTAGAGTGACCTCTACGCGCCTGTCTAAGTGAGTGTTGTAGCCTTCCGGGTCTCTTAACTTACTCTCTAAGTTTAGCTTAAGAAGGGCAGTCTGAGAAGAGTCCTCCAACGCTTGGACAACAAACAAATCAGAGTCAACAAAACCAACGCCCCTTACACCTCCCTGACTTAGGGTGAACTTACTCCAAGAACTCAATACCTTTTCATTACCTTTGAAGAAGTATCGGTAGATGTAAATGTCAGCACCGTCAGAAACTGCAATGAGATTCTCTGCGCTGCTCCCGGTCATTGAGTTTAGACCGCCTCCTGAAGCCTGTGCAATGTATTGAGGGACATGCGCAGTGATTTCATTAGCGTCAAATACGTCAGTAGAAGAGTTAATGGTAAACTCACGCAGACCTTCGAAATCTCCTCTTTTGAACGGAAAGTAGATAAATGAACCAAGAGAGATAGGCTCAACAGACTTGTCGTAGTCGTATTCTGTAATCTGGTTAATTGATACAGTCTTAGGCGTAAGCAGCTCACCTCCTTTAAGAACAAACTGACAAAAGTCTGAGAAGATAACCAAGTTGTCTTGGAACGCTACAGCAGCGCTTAGGTTAGTCACCTTATCAGAAGAAACTGAAACATCGATAGGGTCACTGTCCAACAGAGAAGACACAGTGGTTCTGTAGAAGTTGTATTTCTGGGTGTTTAACTCAATGTCATAACTACCGAACTTAACTTCACTCATGGATACTGAAGACTCAGAGAGTAAACCTAAGCGACCTTTGAACTGAAACACACCAGTTATCTTAGTTCCAACAAAAGAAGGGTCAGGGTTTGAGTCAGCGTCCCCGGTGTCTAGTTTATCAAGAGGCATGTGACCCAACTCAAAAGTATTAATACCAGTGCTCTTAAGAAGCAAAGGCATGGAGTTATGGGCGATTCTGTTGTTCACTGAGTCGCCGTTGGTTTCATACCAACCGCCTGCCCCTACTTTCCCTTCTTCAGTGTTTGCATCATACCCGTTAAGTCTGAACTGCACATACTTATCGTCTTGTCCTGCTTCAGGGTCTCCTTGGATAAAAATCTTAAAGTTATGAGGAGCTACTTTTGGGAGGTCTGCAATAGTAGGAACACTTTTATGAGCAACTCCAATACCGTCACCAGCGATAGAGTCTTCAACCGTGATAGTGAAGTCTTTGTTTGCGGAGATGATACCTAAAGAGTCTGACTCAAGAGAAACTTCAAAGTCCGAGTCAGTAGCCAGTGAGGGAAACTCATTGTAGTCTGGGTTGTTATACTGTTGAGTAGGGTCGTTTACTTGGTCTAAAGTTGTTTGATTTGGTATCAGGTTTAAAGGTTTGTCATAGTATTCCTCGTCTCCTGTAGCAGGTTGAGTAAATCTAGAAGTAAGGCTTCCTAACGTTCCGCTTAAAATGCCTTCAAAAAGGTTACTTAAGATAAAATCAGACCTAGCCTCTCTGGGTCTATTGTGGAATGCGCCTTCTCCTGCGCTGATTCTTTGAGAACTACCTGAGTAAGTCCAGTTAGTAAATGTATCCTCACCTGACTTAACAGTAACTCCATACTTACGGTCGTAGTCTCCTTGCTTGATGAATACCAAAGCTTTCTTGCTTACGGGAGAACTAATAGAAGTATCCTTAGCTACCGTCTTTTTAGTGTTAAGAACATAGGTAACGTCTCCAGTAGTAGACATTTTTATGTCATCTACAGGTTTGCTGCTGTCGCTGTTAAGGTAGTTCCTAACGTCTAGCTCTAAGTCTGCTCCCAAAGCGTTCTCTACAGTGTATTCAATAACACTTCTAGATTCTCCGTATTCGCTTCCGTAAAGCTTAATGCCGCTTCCCGCTATTTTTACTTGTTTGTTTCCTGCGTCTTCTGCAACAGACAGAACGTTGTATGTCGTATCTCCTTTGCTTGGTCCTTCAACAATACGAGCTGTCCCGAGCCTACTGGCTTCAGTAGACAACACCGTCACAGGACATTCTTGTGTGAACGTGGCTGTGACGTATGTTCCGTTTTCTTCTACAGACTCAACAACGCCAAAGTAACGCTCCTTAATAGAAGCCTGAGCGCCTGTTTCTAGGTTAAATGCAGATACTGTGTGAGAACCGCTTTGGTTCTCTCTGGGTTTAATAATAACAACATACCTCTCATTTTTGTCTCGCTGGATGAAATGAACTTTCGCTTCAGCATCAAGAGCAGCGTCATTTATGATTGATGAAACGAATTCACTAGCTGGTCTTTTTTGAAGACCATCGACAATACTAGGAAGAGCGTTTTCTTGCTCCTCAGCTTGCCCCGAAAACCTTACGGAGTCAGGTTGCTGTGAAACCCCTTGGATGAGGTTAGTTACAGAGGTATTGATTAAAGGCATTAGTAAATGTTGTAATTACGCTCAACGCCTATGCGGCGCAATACGTCTTCACTGTCGAAAATAGTGCGGTCAGAGGATTGTGAGTCAAGCTCAAGAAGACGAGCGCGAGATTGCATCTCGTCAACAGCAATGAGTGATTGCAGCTCACTACTACCTACCATTCTCCCTTGGAAGATTCTAGAAGCTCGAAGAGTTATGTATCTTCGTGCAACCTCTGGCAGCTCATCCCAATCGAGCTGAACGGTGAGGTCTATCTTAAGTGTTTCGCTAAAGACATCAGTGCGGTCTTTGCGGTTGTATAAGTAAAGTCCACGCTGAACAACATCGTTTTGTTTACTCTTAGCGTCAGCAAAAAGAGTGTTGTCAGGTAGTCTTAGCTTTCCTGATACCTCACGAATAGGTTCGTAGTCGGTAACCGTGTTAAAGTGCCATTCTTCCGACTGCACCTCCTTAGCGGTTTCTCTGAGAACAACTAGAGCAGTGCTAGCTGATATAGGAAGCGATGCTTCGCTTGATATGGAGTTTACGGGTGCTTCACCAATATGCCCTAGCATTTGGTTTACACTTTCTAGTTCAGTAGTGAGAGCCATAATTGTTTATTAAATCAGCAGCGCCAACGACGAAGAGCTAACGCTTTTCTTGTAGGACGACCCTTTTCGTCTTTCATCGGTCCTTTAGCGCCTTTCATACGAGCACAGAATGAACGCCTACGGGCTGCGCGTTTTCCTTTAGGGTTCTTTTCTGTTACCGGGGCTTTTAAATTAGAGCCAGTCTTACGGTTATAGTAGTCCCGTCCTTTTTTGGTAAGACCGCCTTTCTTTGACTTATGTTCAACTCTAAGGTTTGCTCTTTTCTTCATAAGAAAAAAAGGGGCCTCCAAAGACTAATCTAAGGAGACCCCTTTAAGGTTATAGTGTTATCGTTAAGCAACGACACTCACAGCAGCTTCTGGTCGAAGAATGCCGTGACCCATTGCATACTTAGCAAGCATCAGGGTAGACTGCTTAGACATTGAGTATTCAGACTCAACAGCAAGGTCCATGAGCTTAACGGTTCCGATAGCTGACTTGTGACCAGCAATGAACTTAAGGGTGTTAAGACCAGCGTCAAGGTAACCTTTGGCAGCAGTACCGCCGTCAGCGTCATCGAACGGGTTGTTGTTAGCGTTCGCATCATCCCCAGCGACACTCGTAATAGCAATGTCATTAAGGTGAGTGGAGCTATAAATCTTAAGCCCAACAAGCTGCAAGATGTTTCCACTTGCGATGCTGCCTGCGCCACCGAAGTCTCGGTTAATCGCAGCGCTATCGCTACCTGCGAGCAAGTAGTAAAGCTCAGGGGTAAGAACAGCAAAGCGGTCCTCAGCCGGGATGTCTTGCTCGTCCAGCTTCTGTGCAATAAGACGGAAGGTCTGAATGAGGTTAGCAGCGCTGCTTAGGTCAGCAGGTGCTCCGGTGGTGGAACCGAGGTCAATGACAATACCGTTATCAGCACTTGGGTTAGCGCGGGTTGAATTGTCCACTTGAGAAGCAGCTACAAAAGTGCGCATAGTAGCGAGGTCGAAACGCTTAGAAAGCGCACGTCCCAATTCGGTACTATAGGCAGACCTTACATCGTAATGGTTTTTTAGTTCATCGATATTAGCGATTGAGGTCGCTGCAATGAGAACATCGTCAATGGTGATGATGCGCTCTTTGTGCTCGATGTTTGAACCATACTCAGACCCATCAGGTCCAGTAGTGACTCCTTTTTCAAAGATGTCATCACCGGGAGTGTGATACTTAGCAGTAGCTTTACCCATCGTTGGGAACTGCGCCGACTTACCGCTCGAAATAGTCCGAACAGTATGCAAGTCCTTCATAACGTTTGTTTCTTCGAACGTTGTAAGAACTTCGTTTGAGAACACTTTGAGAAACAAAGCGTTTGCATCGCCAGCCAGACCTGATTGGCCTAAGCGTGACGGAGCGATTTGTCCATTAGCCATAATAGTTTAATTTTTAGGTTTTTGTTTAGGTTCTTCGTCAGTCTTAACTCCTTTCACTCGTTAGTGTTATCCTTTCGGGCACTTCGGTTACTTGTTAGCTTTTCCAACTAGAAATTGTTTGATTCCTTCAGCATAGCTCTTAGCTCAGCCTTGGGTGTCTGAGAACAACTTGCAGTCTTTCTTGTTGTCCCCAAAAAATGGTTCACATAAAACAGTAGGAATGGAAGGGTTGTTGACGAACAACCAACCACGGTCTTTTCTTTTTAGACCTCTTGCTCCTCTATTTAGTGTTTTGAAAGTTTTTAATACAGAGAACTGAATCTCCTTAGCTAAACTACGGCTCTCAGTAGAGCTTGCATTGTATAGCATAGAGCAACCAAAGGCTTCTCCATTGAAAGCGTTAAAGTGTAGCTCAAGAGCTAGAGTAGCTTTGTCTTTCTTCAACGTTTTGGCTATGTATTTCATAGCTTCCCTGTAGCTGCGTCCTTCGTATTTACCATAAACATTGCTGTCTATGTCAAGGTTAGAAAGCTCTTTCTTTAGGCTTAGGGCTACCTTAAGGTTATAATCCCACTCGCTTTGCTTGTAGACGTTAACAGCTCCCTTGTCGCCTTTGCGAGAGTGTCCAACACAAATACCAACCAACTCACCTTGACTCCAGCTCTGCTGTGTATCTAAGGATTTCTCCGATTGTCTCTCTTTCTTCTTCCGAAAAAGAATGCGCTTCAAGGCGTTTAATAAAGTAAGGAATTTCACTTTTTTGAGTCACCGCGCACCCACTCATCAATGCGCTTGTTAGCATCAGAGAGGTTACGGTTTTTATGGTGTTTGGTGTATTCATCGCGAACTTTGAAGAACACTTCAGCAAGCTGAGGAAAGTGCAACAAAAGAGAGACAAGCAGCTTAATCATTTCTTATAGGAAACCTTAGCTGCTTTTGTGTTGGACACGAACTGCTTGCCTTTTGCGCCCTCCTTCTTTTTCTTTCTCGCGGTTGTAGCTCTTTGCTTGATTGTAAGTCTTTTGGCTTTGGCTAGAGGCAAACACCTGTCAGGGTTCTTCTTGTTCTTAGAGGTTCCACATGGACCTTTGATTTTCCCGTCAGTTCCAATGCGCACCCATTTCTGTTTGCGCCATTTAGCTAGCTCTCCCATTACAATTCAAACTTGAATTTTACTTAGGCTTCCCTCAGCCCTTCTTTTTGATTTTAAGAGACTTCCTCTTTTTGCCCTTACCGTATTTAGGGTCTTTGCAGTATTTAGAAGCAGCCATATTAGCGTATGCTGAGGGGTATTTGTCGAAAGTTCTTTTAGCCCATGCGATTCCTTTTGAGCATATCTTAGCCATTGCTTTTAGCCTTACCTACGTTTAAAGCCAACCAACTGACGATTTTGTTAGCTCTAGCTACCCACTTGTTAGCGCTGTTGTTAGGAATGAGAGTAGCAATGATACTAGCAACACTTACAACACCTGTAAGGATTTCGATAAGAACTCCTTTGTTTGAAATAATCCAATTTAGTAATTCAGTCATTTATCTATATGTTTGAAATTGCAAGCCGCCTTTCGACTTCTTTCCGGTAAGCCGGGTCAGTCTCATAGCGTTTACGCCCTGTAGCGTCTCTTTCAGACATAGCAGCCATGACTTGAGCTCTGCTTTCGAAAACAGAAACACCAGACCCTTTAGTTTCGCCTTGAATAAGTGAAGATGAGCTTCCGTTGGCTTGTTGATACTTAGAAGACAACCAATCTAGAGCTAGTGAAGCTTGCTCGTCAGTGCCTTCTAAAGCGCTGTTGTATGCGTTAAGTTGGTTTTCACTTAGGTTCTCAGAGGCCCAGTTAGCCATATCTTCGTAAGCCTCTCGTCCTCCCACTTGGCTAAGGAGTTCCGCTTCACCTGAAGCAATCAAAGCCTCCTGTCCTGCAATGTAAGAGTCAACCAACTGACGACTAAGTCCGCTCTTCTCCAGATTTGAGTAGGTCTCGTCGCTAAGCTGGCCGTTTGCTGAAAACTCCTCAGAAGCAGACATGATTGCTGATGTCTGAGAATCAACCTCTTCTGTGCTGTTTTCTGTAGGAGGTAGGTCTTCTTGCTCTTCTTGGGTGTTCGAGCCTAGCTTGCTTTCAAGGTTATTGTAAGCGTTTGCCAAGTCTTCAGCAGACTTAAATTTTTCAGGAAGCCAAGAAGGTCGTTCTTCTGTTTGGACTTCTTTTTCTTGGATTGCAGCAGCTTCTTGTTCTAGTGTAATGCTCTCGCTCTCCGTTTTATCGTTGATGATGTGAGTTTCGGTCATTTGTTTTATTGTGGTTCAGTAGCCTCTTCTTCCGGCTGTGCGCCTTGCTGAGAGACAGCTTCTCTTGCGATGTTACCCAAAGCTGCAACACCCTGAGGCGCTGCTTTTTCTGCCATGGACATCATCTGAGATTGTTGTGCTTGTTGTTGAATCTCTTCTTGCGTCTTGATAAGACCTCTAGTCTTAATTCCAAGGCTAGTAGCCCTGCGCTTAAAGTATTCTTCAACATTAACAAACTGACCTAAGGCTTGCGGTCCTACAACTTGTGCAGCCCCGGCCAAGAACAAATCTAATTTCTGAAGGTCATTACCACGACCAAGAGCTTCAACGCCTGTGATGATTACAGGCTTAACTAAGTCCTTAGGAAGCTTAGGCATTCGCTTCTTTTTGGCCATGATGTCCATGACCCGGTTGACCATAGGAAGCTGAAGCTCGTTACTAAGAAGCGAGTAGAGACCACCAAGGGCAGACTCAAGCTCCATAGTTAGCATCCTAATCTCCTCAGCGGTTACACGCTCAGCTTGGCGCACTACGCCTGACGTAAGCAAGAAAGCCTGTCCTAAGCGCTCTTTGATTGTGTTCGCTGTTTGAGCAGCAATACTGAAGTCCGCTGCTTTGTTTAGCTGAAGAACAGACACATCGTTAGCGTTGCCCTGCGTGATTGCTCCGTTAGGGCTTTCAGCTAGAGTTTTTGCTCTTGTAGTTCCGTTTGGATTAACAAGAAACAACACCTTAGCAGCAGCGGCTGAGCCTTCCACAATAGCTTGAGTAAGCGTCTCCAGACTAATAAGGTCACCAAGGTATTCCTCTACATATCCCCTGCCATAGTCTTCTCCATCAATTTTAGAGAATCTAAGGGGGATGTAGGGTAGTTTTTCTTTC